TTGAAGCAGGCAAAGAAGGAAAGAACGTTCAAACCAGAGAAGGGAACAAGGACGCGTGACTACATTGCAAAGATTCTGGGAGTATCGCCAGCAACAATCGGAGAACTGGAAAGAATAAACAACAACGCAACGGACGCGGTGAAAGAACAGCTGAAAGAAGGAAACATAAACATGACGGCAGCAGCAGAAGCAAGCCGACTTTCAGAAGATGATCAGAACAACATTGCAGAAGCTGTGGCAGCAGGCGAAGATCTGAAAAGTGAAGAAATCAGACAGCTTGCAGAAGAGAAAAAAGAAGAAGAGCATTGCAAAGCGACGCTGGATCAAATGCAAGAAACTGTGTCAGATACCGACACAACAGAAGAAGAGAAGGAGAACGCAAAAAGACTTCACATTCTGAAAATGCTTGAAAAGTATTATATATACATGAGCGAAGACGACTTGCGTTGTCTGGAAGCTATGCTGGAAGATTGCAAGAGAAGAAAGCGTGAATACGCGCTGGAAGATTGCGGGGTGACGTCATGCGAGTGACAATAGAAATAGACGACGGAAAAGACGTAAAAGTGACAAAGATTGAAGATAAGCAGCAGGAACAGTCAGTCAACATGGAAGAACTGACGCAGGAAGAAGCAGAACGATTCGAAACGGCTTCCGACATGGCAAACTATTGCGAATATCTGGAAGAAAGCGAATTGATACAGCTGAAACTTCTTGTCGCAAAATGCAAGGCAAGAAAGGAACGATCATGATTAAATTTATAATAATTGCAGCAGTTGTGCTACTTGTAATTATATCAGCTGCGTTCATAGCGGGATTGTATGCTGTGGGCGTAGCATGGATTCATATTTACGGAGCAGGAAGGAGCGAAGACGAAAGGTGCGGGAAGGACTTGTCAAGGATTCAGAAGAAATCATCAAAAAAGAATTGCAGAAAGCGAATGAAAGTTTCAGAGCATTCGCAAGCACACATGAAGGATATGCAGTGACACTGGAAGAACTGGAAGAGTTGAAAGAAAGAGTTGAACAAGCGGAAGAATACTTGAAGAATTTGTGGATACTAACGAAAGAGAATGCAACAAAGGAAACATTCGAAGCAGTATTGAACGACGCGAATGCGAATGGTGTGCAGCTGGTAGCAGAAGCAGTTCAGACAGCAGCAATGTTTCAGAAGTTCCAGCAATATAACAGAAAGCGGGTGTGAAATGGATATATATGAAAAATATATAGCGGCACAAACAAAAGGAGATATAATTCAAGGAATTCAAAGGCTGGGAGTTCAAAAGCAAATAGCACACGCAATAATACAGAATCAAGGAATAACGGAAGAAGAGATTGAAGAAAAAATACGACAGAAAGCGGGTGTGAAATGAGCGTGGCAGCAGTAGTCATTCTGATTGTAGCAGTTTTCTTGTATGTGGAACTTGCAATATTTGCAGGCGCATTCATGTATCTGAAAGCAACACGGAACACGACAGAAGCAGAAGACAAAAAGAAGATACGCGCATACAGCGTGATAGCTGGAATTTTCTTTCCAGTAACATTCGCAATTATAGCAGCATACAAAGCGACAGAAAGGAAGTGAAAAATATGAATATGACAGCAGTNGTTATCACAGCAATTATTTGCGGAACATTGATCATTATTAGCTTGATCGGAAAAATTGGAAAGAAGGACAAGAACAATGAATAGAGTCATATTGCTTGGACGATTGACGCGGGATCCAGAATCGCGCTGGGCGCAAAAGAACGGATCGCAGGAACAGACATGCGTTGTCATATTCACGCTGGCTGTAGATCGCAGGGGAAGAGATCAAGGAGCGGATTTCATTTCATGTGTTGTGTTTGGTAAGTCGGCGGAGAACGCAGAAAAGTATTTGAAGAAAGGATCAAAGATTGCATTGTCTGGAAGGATCCAGACGGGAAGCTATACGAACAAAGACAATGTGAAAGTATATACAACAGACATTGTTGTGGAAGAATGGGAATTCGCAGAAAGCAAGGCAGCAGGGCAGCAGGGAAGCGACGCGGCAGCAGGCGACGGATTCATGAATATTCAAGACGACATGGACGATCAGCTGCCGTTCAGCTAAAGAAGGGAAGTGGAGAAGTGGAAGAGATTACAAGAAACGAAGAAGAGAAGGGCGACAGAGAAACTATAAGACAAGCAGAGGTTGAAAAGTTCAAGGGATATTATAAAATGATCAAAAGAGAAGGAGCAGAACAGCTGCTTGAATGGCTGGAAGAAAAAGGATTCTTCACTGCGCCAGCAAGCACAAAGTATCACGGGAATTATGCAGGCGGACTGGTGGAACACAGCAATCATGTATTTGAAAGACTGTCAGAAATACTTCCGAAAGCTGGAAACGCAGAATCAATGGCAATAGTAGGGCTTCTTCACGACGTATGCAAGATTGACGCATACAAGCTGGAAACAAAGGAAGAAGTGCAGCAGTACACATATACAAACGCACTACCACTGGGACATGGAGAAAAGTCTTTGTTTTTGATCATGCGATACATGAAGTTGACGGACGAAGAAGCAATGGCGATCCGTTGGCACATGGGAGCATTCGACAACGCGGTGAAGGGCGGAAGCTATAACATGAACAACGCATTCAATCAATGCGAACTGGCAGCAGCGCTGCACATTGCGGACATGACAGCGACACACATTGACGAAAGATAGAACAGACGAAGAATAGGTAGTCAGAACGCGCAGGAAGGCAAGTCAAGAAAAGATTGATAAATATATAGACTTGTAGTATAATAATGGCGTGAACGAACGACACACACAACAGACGACGAATTGTTTGTTGTGTGTGTCTTTTTGTTTACATACTTTCCTTCGTGCTGGTGCTGCCGAATGGCGGCACTGGCAACTTGAAAGAGTGTGATTTTATGACGATAACAGAAGACCAGCTTGAAGCATGGATCAAACAGCTGATCAAAGAAAATAAACTTGAAAAGTTCTACAAGTGGCACGAATGGAGAGAACTTGCAGAACAGATCAAGAAAGAAAATAATTATGAATGTCAGCTGTGCAAGAAGCGTGGCATTCATACACCAGCAAGAAGTGTTCATCATGTGCAGTGGGTACGCAAGCACCCGCGACTTGCTATGTCAAGGACATATACATACAACGGGAAAGAATATGAAAATTTAATTCCTTTGTGTGAATCATGCCACAATGAGCAGCACCCAGACAAACGGGTGAAGACAGAGTACAAGAAACAACATTTCGTGAATGAAGAACGCTGGTGACAATCCCCCCGCCCAAAAAGAATCAGATTTTCAAATAAGGCTGGGAATCGGGGAAGGGGGTAGACAAAACAGATAATCGCGCGCACATGAGGGGGTGGTATATATGGCAAAGAAACCAGACACAAGAAGTGAAGACGTGAAGCGGATCACAAGATCAAAATTGTACAAAGAAATCGAAAAAGATCTTCGCGATCAGCTGGAAGCAAACGGGACTTTCGGGAAATTTTTCGAAGACATGATAAGCGACTACATGGCAATGTACGTCACAAAAACACTGCTTGTTGAAGACATTCAAAAGCGCGGAACTATAGTTCCGTACAACAACGGGGGCGGTCAGTCTGGCTACAAGAAAAATGAAGCAGTGGACATGTTCAACAAAACAAATGCACAAATGTTGAAACTTCTTTCAGAACTGGGATTGAAAGCCAGTGCCGCGATAGGTGGTGGCGACTATGGCGACGAATTATAGAGATATACCAGAACTTCAAGATTATATAAATTTAGTCGAAAATGAAGGCAAAAAAGGGTATAAAAAAGTATGTAAATGGCAGAAAAAACTTGTCAAATTTGTCAAAAAAGTCTTCGAAAATGAAGATTTAATCATAAAAACAGATCAACTTTCGAAATACATGTCTTTACAGAAGTATTTCGATTTCGGGTTGTTCGAATGGGAAAAATTTGTATTCACTTTGCACTGTTGCACGTTCAGACAAGACGGGCTTCCGCGATTTCCAGATCTTCTGGTATTAGTGGCGCGTGGAGCGGGCAAAAATGGATATTTAGCATTCGAAGACTTCTGTCTGATCAGTCCATATTGCGAAATAAAGCAGTATGACATTGATATTTGCGCCACAGCAGAAGAGCAGGCGCGCACATCATTCGACGACATCTACAACGTTCTTGAAAATCCAGCACAAACGAAGAAATTGAAAAGATTTTTCCACTGGAACAAAGAAGTAATAACTGGTAGAAAAAACAAGTCAAAAATCAAGTACAGAACAAACAACGCAAAGTCAAAAGACGGACTTCGTTCTGGAAAAGTAGATTTTGACGAAGTTCACGCATACGAAAACTACAGTAATATAAAAGTTTTCACAACAGCACTGGGAAAGAAGCCGCACCCGCGACGCACATACATAACGACAAATGGTGACGTGTGCGACGGAGTTCTGGACGATCTTGTCGAGAAATCAAAGAGAATTCTTGACGGAGAAATCAAGGACAATGGTTTTCTGCCGTTTATATGTATGATCGACGACGAAAAGGAAGTTCACGACGAAGAATGCTGGTACAAAGCAAATCCGTCATTGCAATATTTGCCGAACCTTCTTGAAGAAACACGAAAAGAATACGTCGAATGGTGCGAAAACAGATCTTCTTCAAGCGACTTTATGACAAAACGCATGAACTGGCGGCAGGGAAACAGCGAAGTTGAATTGACAAGCTGGGAAAACATTCTTGCAACAAAGCAAGAAGTGTCTGATCCGATTCTAGGAGAAATGGCAGTTGTGGGAATTGACTATACAAAGATCAATGACTTTGCTTCCGCAGGGATATTGACAAAGCGTGGCGCAAAATTCGTCTGGAAACAAAAAACGTGGGTATGTAAAAATAGCGCGGATCTTTCAAGAATAAAATATCCGCTACACGAACCAGAAGAAACGGGAGAACTTGAATTTGTGGACGCGCCAGAAATAGATCCAAATTTGATTGTTGACTGGATTGAAGAACAAATGGGAATGTATTCGATCCAAATGACAGCACTTGACGACTACAGATACGCATTATTAAAAAACGCATTGCTGCGGCTGGGTATCAGCTACGAAAATAAAAATATAAAGCTTGTCAGACCTTCGGACAAGATAAAAGTCGAACCGATCATCGACAGTGCTTTCAGAAATCACAATATCGTGTACGGCGATTCATCACTTATGCGCTGGTACACGAATAACACGAAGAAAGTGAAGTCGAAAAAGTATGGAAATTATGAATATCAGAAGATCGAAGCAAAAAGCAGGAAGACGGACGGATTCTTCGCGTTTGTAGCAGCTATGACAGAACAAGAATTGATCCCAGAAGAACAAGCAAGCAATGACATTCTTCCAGTATTTACAATGTAAGGGGGTGAGAAATTGAACGCAGGCGATTTTTTTTCAAGGGCATTCGGAAGAAATCAGCAAATCACGCTGAAAATGCAGATTGAAGAAGAAATCACAGAAGTTTTCTTCAAGGAACTTGCGACAGCATGTGCAGTCAATATGATTGCAAGCACAATCGCAAAGTGTGAAATAAGAACGTTCATAAAGCACGAACAGCAGAAAAAAGAAGAATACTATTTGTGGAATTATGAACCGAACCAGAACGAAAACAGCAGCGACATGATACAGAAGTTCATAACGAATCTTTGCTACGACAATGAAACTTTGATTGTGGAACTGGACGGGAAATTGTACGTTGCAGATTCATTTTCACGAAGAACATATGCTTTGTATGAAGACGTATTTTCAAACATTGTGATCGGTGACATTACACTTCAAAAGAAATTCACATCAAGTGAAGTGATATACATGCAGCTGAATAATATAGACGTGAAACGGCGTCTTGAAGGATCATACACAAGCTATGGACAGACGATTGCAAAAGCAATCAGAAACATGATCAGATCACACGGACAAAAAGGAATTCTGGACATTGACGCGCAGACGTCAGCACAGAAAGACTTCGCAGAAAAGCTTCAAACACTAATGAACGACAGATTCAAGCCGTTCTTCGAAGCTTCGCAAGCCGTTCTTCCGTTGACTTCTGGCTACAAATACACAGACGTAACAAAAGACGGCGGATCCGCGCCGACGCCAGCAGATCTGAATGAAAGAATCAACTATGAATTTGAACTTGCGGGGCGCGCATTTAGGATCCCAAAATCCTTAATACTTGGCGACGTGTCGGACGTGGAGAAAATCACAAAGAACTTCTTGACATTCGCAATTGATCCGATCTGCGAAAAGCTGGGCGAAGAAATAACGCGCAAGCGATACGGCGTGAAGCAATTTGCAAAAGGAAACTATATCGACATAAACACAAATTGCATTCAGCATATTGACGTATTTGAACAATCGTCAAACGCAGAAGGATTGCTTCGAAGCGGTCTGTATTGTATAGACGAACTTCGAACAAAACTGGGTGACACAGCTTTGAAGACTGACTGGTCACAAAAGCACTATATAACAAAGAACTACACAGAAGCCGAACAAATGGATCATCTTGGAAAAGAAGGGGGTGAATAAGGTTGAAGAAGCAGGCACAAGCACAAGCGCACTATTGTTTCAAGCAGGAAGCGGGGAGCAATGTTGTGCAGCTGTACATTTATGACGACGTTTCCGAATACGGCGATTTTGACTGGTGGACATGGGAATACAAGGAAAGTGAAACTTCCGCGAAGTATTTCAAAAAGGCACTTGCAGAAGTGTCGGAATCTGACA